CTTGTTGCCATTTAAGATAGTACTCCTGTCGCGTTGTTCCAGATAAGTGTAGCATTTGTGGTTGCCCATGTTATTGTGCTAGGCAAAACTGTGTCCCATTGTGTCGTTGATAGTGAGAACTCTGTAGCTGAGATATAAAGGGTTATCTCGACATAACTTGGAGTTGCTCTAAGAGCTACATTCTCCACAAAGCCCTCAAAGGTTCCGCCCAGTAGATTACTAGGCAAGTTGTTAATAAGGACAGGCTGACCGAAATAAACTCCCACAAGGCTGTCAAGCATTGCCGTGGTCATGTCTGGATTATCTAGACGGAAGGTGATTGCTCCAAGTGAGCCTTTAGGCACACGTCTTAGATTAAGCTCTCTATTGGCAATATCCGTGATGTCTGCAAGGTTCTTGATGTTAGAGTCGAACGAACGCTCAAACAGGCCGTAAGAGGCTATAGAGTCGGTATCAGAGGTGCTGTAGGTGCTTGCGTATCCTGTGGCATAGCGGTAGATAAGGCTGTTACGGATGCGAGCAATCTGAGTTGTGGATTTGATAGAGGATGGTGATGCGAATGAGCCATCGAGGAAAGTATAGCCATTTGCTGCAAGAGTGTTAGATCTGTGATCGGCATCGTCATAATTAACATTCCCATCCTTGCCTTCACTAAGTTGACCCAATGCGCTATTGGCAATCTGATCTGCAAGGGTTTGAGACTTAGCAGAAGCACTAGCTGCAAGAGCGATCATTGTGTAGAAGCCTGCATCAATAGTGCCAATATAAGACTCTGCTTCATCCCATGTTACTGTGGCTGGATAGGTATCCCATGTAAGCGTTGGAGTCACTTCTGCCCATGAAAGGTTTAGTGCTGAACCTAGAATGGCTGCAATCTGTGCGCCATCTAAACCTTCTGCAAGGGCAGTGTTATAAACAACCTTTGTAAGTTTAGCTAGTGAGCCAATGCCAAGAATTGTGCCTGTTGTGATGTAGCCAGTTTCTTCTGGGCTTCTGACTCCGATATTAAAATCTGAGACTTCCCCACCAAATACAGTGACATAAGTGCCGCTGCCATTCTTTAGTTCTAGAGTTACTGGCTCTGTGACATTGATGGTGAACTCTGCTCCAGTAGTGTTGATAATTTCTACTTGGCAGTAACCTGCTGTTGGCTGACGATCAATATCCAAACGACCAGAGGCAAAAGAAACAGAGGTAACAGTCGTATAGACATCGTCACCTACTGTTACTCGCCATTCTGGAAGCCATGTCATATTGCGAACAAGCCTCCGACTAAGGTTCCACGATTTCTAGCATTTGTAATAACATCATCGATTGCTTCTGCAATGGCGTTAGGATCACCAATGCCAGTGTTCACATTGATTGTGACTCCTGCTGGTAATTGATTGCCTGTACCACTTGTACCTAATCCAACGCTAGAAGGCATAGAAGGATTAGTTGGGGCAACGGATGGAATAGAAGCTCCCACAAAAGGCTTATAACCACCCAGTGCGGCTTGCTGCTGTTGATTTAGGGCATTGAAAGCAGAAGCAGCTGATCCAGCAAAGTTGTTAAAGTAGGTGGTTAAAGATGCTAGTTGCTCTTTGACTGACATGAAATTAAAGTTCTTGAAGATGTCATCTAGTGGCTTAATTCCTGCAAGGGTGCTGACTAACTTCTCTGTGTTCTTCTGTGCCTCATCCAGCATCTTTGTGTATTTTTCGATCTGGCTGATGTTCTCATTTTCAATGGCTTTCATGAGAAGCAAGCGGATGCGATCCTCTTCTGAGAGCTTGCCTTTTAGAGCTGCTTCAATCTGGATCTTCTGAAGGTCAAAGATAGCCTTAGCCTTTGATAATTTAAGATTATCCTGCTGAGACTTTAGTGTTTTCTTTTGCATTGCCAATAATTCAGCAGCACGCTTTTTTGCCTCTGCCTCTGCTGCCTTACGAGCATTATCCTCTTTGACTGCCAAATCCGTTGAACTTGAAATCGTCATTGGTGTGCTAAATGGTTTAGGTTTAATGGCTGCTGCTTTACCCATTTTTTCTAACAAAGCAAAATAAGAGATGTCGTACAACACTCCAAAATCAGAGTTAAAGCCAGGAATAGTTTTTACTTTGGCAATCAAGACACCAATGCCGCGGATAACATCTGCTGTTTTTGTAGCTACATTCTCCATAGAAGTCGCTAAACCATTGATAGAATTGTCGTCACCTAAATCACTCAAGGCATCGACTAAACCTTTTCCAATAATCTCTTGAGCATTGCCAGCTGCTACTTTAAGCAACTCCATCTTGCCAGCATAGGTGGTTAATCTTGTAGCGTTTTGCCCTGCAAATTGCTCGTTTAATTTTTCTTGGATCTTAGTAAATCCAACAGTCTGCAACTCCGTTTTGGTAAGACCTAAATTGTACTTAGATAATCCTTTTGTTTGTCCTAAATAAGCCAGGCTTAAATCTTTAGAAACTTGGGCAGCATCGACTCCACTGCCAGCAGATACATCCAAAGCAAGTGTTAGTAATTCTTGAGATTTAGCAACTGAGCCAGTGGTCTGCAAAAGGCTTTGAAAGGCTGGGCGTAAGACATCATCTGCTACACCTGCTGATTTTTCGAGATCACTAATAAATGTCTTGATCCTTGCATCCTCAAAGCCTAAACCAAGGTTTTCAACAGCCTTAGTTAATCGGGATGCGGCTCTTTCATCCTCTGCAAAAGCCTTCATTGATGCTTTGCCAAAAGCAACAACAGCTGTAACGCTAAAAGCAACGCCTAATGTCTTGGCTAAAGATTTAACACTTTTACTTAATTTATCCGATGCGGTATCTGCTTGCTTAAATGCTTTTTTACCAGTAAATTCCGCAGCAATATCAATGACTACATTACTCATGCTGCTCCCTTTATAGCTCCAGATGAAGTTCTGCTCTTAAATGCTTTGTCTGCTTTTTCGATAGCATTAAAAATGGCTATGAGTTGCTTGCCTTGATCTTGTTCCCATGCACGATAAAGGACGCGACCGCGCATATCTTGACCAGCTTTCTTTGAGCCGTAAAGAGGCCCTTGCTGAACGAAACGCGCACCTGCTGTTGAATTGTTTGATTTGCTTTCTTTAGACCCGTTAGGGTTCAGGCGTCCAGCCTTCTCATAAATTGCACCTGCTGCTGACATATTCTTTACTCTAAAAAGCGATCTAAATCCTTTAGAGTTTGGCTTGCCATATCCAGTGCGATAAACAATTCCCTTTTTAATCGCCGCTGCGTCATAGCGTGGAAATGGACGCAATCTGCCAGAAGTGTTGAATGTTTTAGGTTCTCTTGTAGCAACTCTGTCCCAGTTGTAAAGATTACCTGGAGCAGATGTAGGCACAAAACCTCTTGCATCTTTTTGAATTACTTTTAGAGACTTTGTTATTTCAGCCGTTAATTCTTTTGCTAAGTCTGGAGCATACTTATTTAGAGCCTTACGGAGTTCAATGACGCCCTTTACTTCTACTGGCATCTTGTATCTCCTTTGCTTCATCTCTAAGACCTTGCAGAAGTGCATCTAACATAATCTTATCTAATTCCAATAAGTGCTGTGGCGCGACCCCCAATCTAATGCTTAGCCTAGCGATTAGATAGGTGAATGGAAGATCGCGCTTTAAGCTAAAGGGTCTGAATCAAGCACCTCGACACTTTGTAGTGTCTCAATGAAATCCATACCAAAAGGCTTAACAGATTCACCTGCTCTGCGTGTTACTTCCCATGCCAACCAATAAACATCGGTCTGCTTTTCCTCATCGCGAAATGCTTTGTGGAAGCCCTTTTTAGCATAAGATTCGAAGCTGTATTCAACGGCTGGTGTGATTTCGCCTTCTAGCACGCTTCCATCTGTACGAACGATCTTTAGTTTTGCCATGGTTTGCCCCTTTGTTTAGTTGTTTAGAATGTGCCTGTTGTGGCTACTGCAACTGTTGAGTTAGCAGTGAATGTGATTGACTGTGTGCCAATATCGCCAACAGCACCATTGATGTCTGTTGTGTTATTGACTAGCAATGAAACAGTGTAAAGTGGGTTAGTCGCTGAGACTGCTGTTCCCTTTGTCTGTAGGAATACAGCTGTGACTGTTGTTCCCCATGCTGCCTGTAGTGTTGCCAATACATTTGCTGACGCTGTGTCATTTAGGAAATCAATAGTTACAGTAGATGCTTCCAAGCCTTTTACGAACTTGTGTGCTGAGTCACCCATTGCAGTTACTTCTAGTTCATCGAATGTGCGGTTGATTGTTACTGCTGTGACATGGTCTGAAAGATCGACTGAGTTGATCTTCACGCCCACATTATTGTTTAGAAATACAGCCATGAGATTATTCCTCGTCTTTCTTAGTAGTTGCTGGCTTTGGTGTTGCTGGTGTTACCTGCCCGATCTTGATCAGGAAGGCTTCGTTTTCTTTTTCCCACTCGGACATTTTAACTCCAACTCGTAAGGATTGATACGGACATCTCACAGCTGAGTAGGTCACCCGAAGCAGCATTGAGAATACTTGGTGCGCTTATCGCGCTTACATTATAGACCAGAGATGATGCTGCTAACTTGGCGAACACGCCACAGACAGTATCTTCTATGCCGTTAAGGTTGCCTTCATTATCAAATAAAGGCACAGTCATAATAATCTTAAAGTTAGCCATTGGGCTTATAGTGATGTGCTGGTTATTGCTAGGTGTCAGGTACGGATCGTCTGGAGACACGATCACAGAGTTAACAAGAACTGTGGCAGGTGGAAAGGCAAAGACTTGATATTTAGTGTTATCTACTAGCGCGGTGGCTAAAGTAGTGCGGAGTGTTGTTATCGCTACTGGCGGCATTAGCCCACCATTGAGCGAGGGTCTAGCGCATGTGCAATCAATCCTCGCACCTTAGCGAGAAGCTGTGCGCTCATTCGGTAAGGGCTTGGCTGGAAATCGACTG